AGCCTCCTCATCCGTCTGAGTCTAACGCTACGGAAACTGATAGCTCTACCGTCAACACGTACTCGCTGCTTGGCGTGCGCACGCCACCGCAGCAGCCGGATCTGACGGCCCTGGTTGCTGGGGAATCGCCTGATGTTTCTGCGAACCAAAGTGCAGAATCGGCGCTTAACCTGATAGTTGCGACGATTACGACAATGGCAGCCAGGATCAGCGAGCTGGAGAAGCAAGTTAACTCCATGAGCGCGCCACTGGCCAGCCCACGGTATCCAGGAGTTCCACTAGTATAGGTGACCCATGCAAGTACAACTAACCGAATTAACAGCACCAGTAGCGATGACGGACGCCCTTTTAACCTATGTGACGAGCCCGGACAATAAGAAGACGCAGATGTCTTTCATCACGTTCACGAACAAGGGTACCGCTGCGCTTGGTATTGACGCGCATATCGTCCCTGACGGCGGCACTGCCTCGGCTTCTAATAAGGTGCTCAGCAATAAGGTTATCGATGCTGATGAGGCTTGGCCGGCATACCCGCTGGCTGGGCATATCATGCCTGCCGGCGCGACGCTTCCGGCAAAGATCAACACAGCAACGAGCACAGACGTGGTTATATTCGTCTCTGGTGCATATTTGTTCTGATGAGAATCCAGCTAGCTACGCAGAGCGAGTCGGTAGAGATCCTATCCCAGCCCCGCGTAGTAGCCAGAACCAAGCTAGAGCCACACTATGTGGCATACCAGCCATGGATGTGCATGCCGGATGATGGCCCCGAGAGAATGATGTTCGTGTTTTGGGCACTCGAAGATGAGGGCGTTTACGAGGTGCACATTGCGGCCAAACAGGACAGGGAATCGCTCTTGCTATCTAGGCGTATGGCACTCTACATAACCGAGTGGCTGTTTGCGCATGGTGCGAGCAAGCTGGTGACGAATTGCCCCGAGGGCAGGATTGCGAATATGGCTAGGAAGATCGGGTATACCGAGGCTGGGCGAGAAGGCGAAACAGTATTCTTTGAGGTATCGAAATGGGTATAGGCGCAGCAATAGCAGGTAGCGCGGTAGTAGGCGCGGTAACGTCTATCGGGTCATCCAAGGCGCAGTCAAAGGCGGCGGAGCAATCCTCCGATGCCGTGGTGCAAGCCAACCGTGAGAACATCGAGTTCCAGCGGGAGGTATTCGAGCAGCAGCGGGCTGACATAGAGCCATGGCGCGAGATTGGTCTTAGGTCATTCCGGAAGCTAGAGAGCGGGGTTAGGCGAGGCGACTTTGATCCGGGCGAATTCAGGCACACCTTCACGGCCGATCCAGGATACCAGTTCCGCAGGCAGGAAGGGATAAACGCGCTGGACCAGAGTGCGGCGGCCAGGGGACGGTTACTTTCTGGCGGCCAGGCAAGGGCTGTTACGAGGTATGCAAGCAACCTAGCGTCACAGGAATATGGCAATTCGTTCAACCGGGCTATTGCCGAGCATCAAATGAGATCTCAGAGAAGGACCAATCTGTTTAACCGGCAGGCGTCGCTGGCTGGAGTTGGGCAGACAGCCACACAGCAGCAGATAGCAG